GTGCAAACGCAACACAGCAACAGAACTTGATCACCTTGTAGAAAGTGACAAAGGCGGAACAATAGAAGACGGATATGTCGCAGCATGTAAGCCATGCAACAGCGCTCGAGGCGCATCGTATCGCAATCGCAAACTCGCAAACGCAAAACAAAATCGTGAGAAAGCAATAAACGATTTTTTATATGCAAATGAGATGCCCCCGAACTCCATCCATCATTTTGTCGCCACCAGCCCTGATCAGCCTGAACCAGCGCCAACTGGCCATGACCGGCCGAGACTGGAAACGATCATCCCTGACCATGCCGGCTCACTAGCTGGACTTGTGGGGGACATGGCAAAACAGATACTTCACATTGACATGATGCCATGGCAACAGCATGTACTTGAAGGAATCTTGGCTGTGGATGCCGATCAGAAGTTTGTGCACCGCTCGAGCCTTGTGTCGGTTGCGCGTCAGAACGGTAAGACCACAATCATCCAGGCGCTCATTCTGTTTTGGCTTGTGGAAATGCCCAAAATTAGGGGTGGGAAGCAGACTGTTGTTTCGGGCGCGCACAGATTGGATTTGGCGTGTTTGTTGTTTGATGATCTGTCGCCAATCCTTGAGGAGTACTACGGCGCCAAGATCGTCAAGTCTTACGGTCGTTATCAGGCCACAATGCCAGACGGCAGCAAATGGTGGGTCAAAGCATTAAAGCCAAACCAAGGTCACGGTATGAGCATTGACCTAGTGATCGTGGACGAGTTGTTTGACGTCAACCCCGACTCGGTTGAAGGCGGGCTCTTGCCGGCACAGCGCGCACGCAAAAACCCATTGGCTTGCTTCTTTTCTACAGCTGGCACAGAAGAATCGGTCTTGTTTCAGCGTTGGCGTGAGGCAGGCATTCGAGCCATTGACAAAGGCGAACCGTCCACAATGTACATGGCGGAATGGTCACCCGACCCGAGCCTTGACCCGTTGCACCCATCGTCATGGGCGTGGGGTAATCCTGCACTTGGCCACACGTTAGACATGGACACCATCCGACAAGAATCAACAAACCCTGATCGGGCGTCGTTCTTGCGCGCATCACTCAACCTTTGGGTGTCGGTCGTGCGCGGTTGGATTGAGCCTGGGCGTTGGCCATCATTGGAATACACAGGTGACGTGCCTAGCGGTGGGGTCGTGGCAATTGAATCTTCGCTGGACGACTCCCGATACAGCGCAACCAGATGCGTCAACTTGTCTGACGGTCGGGTGCTTGTCACCGTCGCGTTCATTGCCGAGTCAATCACCGAGTTGTGGGAAAACGTGCAGGAACTTGCCAAAGACCCGACAATCAGGTTTGCCCTGTCGCCTACCGTGGACGCAACTTGCCCGCCGAACATTGAGCGCCGCAGGGTCGTGGTCGGTTACGCCGAACTTGGACGGTTTACACCGCTAGCCAAAAACATGATCGCCGAAGCGCGACTGTTACACACGGGAGAAAAACTGCTCGCCGAACATGTCCAGCGCGCTGTTGCTGTTCGCACCGACAATACAATTGTGCTCTCGAGCAAGCGATCACCTGGGCCGATTGAGTTAGCGCGCACAATGGTCTGGGGTATCGGCATGTGTGCCCGTCCAGTCAACAGCGGAAAGCCCATGCTTGTCGCGGTAAATAACTAAGATAAACGCGGCGACCGCGCAACTTGCCTTTTGTCGGAATCGGATAAGTCATGCGCGGTTGCCACTTATGTGACAAAGTAGGAACATGGCGATCTTTAACAAAACCCGTAAAGCAGCAATAAGCCCAGCGCCTAGCGTGGCAGCTGCGGTCGCTGGCGGTTACACAAGTAACGCTGCCGGCGTAAGCATGATCGGCCAGTATTACAGTTACCAAGAAGGCGAAGCGCGCAATCGCGCGATTAGCGTTCCAACGATTAACCGTGCTCGCGATCTCATGGCATCAGTTATTGGCTCAATGCCGTTGCGCTCGTACAACGAGTTTTGGAACGGCGAAGAAATGGAAAGCATTTACATTGCTCCGCGTTCATGGTTGCGCCGACCAGACCCAACCGTGCCGTATCAGTTCATCATGTCTTGGACGCTTGATGACCTAATGATGTTCGGGCGCGCGTTTTGGTATATCACATCACGCACCGCTGACGGATACCCTGCCACGTTTACTCGACTGCCTGCCGGCTCAATTACTACAACCGACATGGTTGGCCCTGTTTGGTTTGCACCGTCTAAAGAGGTTTATTTCAACGGCGGAATGCTAGACCCAACAAACCTTGTGCAATTCCTATCGCCAGCGCAAGGAATGATTTACTCGGCACCTGGCGCAATAGAAACTGCGCTTAAACTTGAAGCAGCGCGCAATCGCAACGCATCGTCAAGCATTCCAGCAGGCGTTCTTAAACAGACTGGCGGAGAACCACTTAGCGCGCAAGAGTTGGCTGATTTGGCTAGCGCGTTTAATGCCGCTCGAGCAACTAATCAGACTGCAGCGCTTAACGAGTATTTGACATACACGGAAACAAACAGCACACCAGACAAGATGCTTTTGATTGAGGCATCGCAATATCAGGCGCTAGAAATGTCGCGTCTGGCAAATGTTCCGCCGTATTTGGTGGGCGTTGCAACTGGCGCATACTCGTACCAATCAAGCCAGCAAGCGCGCGCCGATCTTTACTTGTTTGGCGTCAAGTTGTATGCCGATGCAATTGCAAGCGCGCTGTCAATGGACAACGTGCTACCGCGCGGAACTTATGTTGAGTTTGACGCAGATGAATACCTAGAAGAAAACTTTATGGCCGACCGCGCAGACGACGAAGTAATTGTTAGAGAAAACACACAAGAGGAGTTAGCAAGATGATCAAACTAATCGCAGGAGAGTTCACGCTTGACGCTGCCAAAGGCGACGCACCACGCCGAACCATCAGCGGAGTCGCAGTACCGTACAACGTGCCGGCAGTAGTCAGCGATGGCACAGCTGTGATTTTTCGGCCAGGCTCGTTGCCAGTCGAAGGCAAAGCCCCACGCCTGTTTATGTACCACGACGCAAGCATGCCAGTAGGCGTAGTTACCGAGCGCGCAGAAACCGAAGAAGGCATGATGTTTAGCGCCAAGATCAGCGCCACCAGCCTTGGCAACGATGCCCTTGTTATGGCGCAGGACGGCACCATTGATCAAGTCTCGGTCGGGGTAAATCCCGTCAAGTTCTCGTATGACGAAGAAGGCACAATGATCATTGAGTCAGCCGACTGGATGGAATTGTCGCTAGTTCCGATTGGCGCTTTTGGCGATGCCGCAAACATCACCAAAGTCGCAGCGAGTATCCACCAAGAACCCGAAGAAGTAGTGTTAAATGAAGAAGTAACCCCAGTAGAGGAGAAACAAGAAATGTCCGAAGTAAACGAAACCGCAGTCGAGGCAACCATCCCTACTGCACCAGTATTTGCACAAGCAAAACGCAAGTTTGATCTGCCAACCGCAGGTGAATATCTTGCAGCAATGCACATCGGCGGAGAAACATTCCGCAACGTTGCAGCAGCCGCACGCGACTACGCATTGTCAAAGCAAAGCGCATTGCAAGCAGCTGCAGGCGACGTGCTTACAACCGATACACCTGGTCTTTTGCCAGTACCAGTTCTCGGACCAGTATTTGAAGACCTGAACTACATCCGTCCAGTAGTCGCAGCAGTCGGCGCTCGCGCAATGCCAGACGGCGGAAATCAAAAAACTTTTATCCGCCCAACGTGGACAACACACACTTCGGTAGCTGCACAAGCAAACGAACTTGCTGCAGTATCGGCAACCACCCCCGTGATTGCCTCGAACGTGGTCAGCAAGACAACCCTAAGCGGTCAAGTGACCCTCTCCGTACAGGATGTGGACTTCACGAGCCCCGCAGCAATGGAAATCATCTTGCGCGATCTCGCAGGACAATACTTGTTGAAGAGCGATGACGTTGCAGCCGATGCGATTACCGCAGGTGCATCAGCATCAGGTTCAACTTGGACTTACAACAGCACCGACCCATCAACGTTGTTCGCAGCGCTCTACGATGCAGCAACCGACATTCTGACCGCAAGCAACTTCTTGCCTGACCACATTTTTGTCAGCCCAAACGTATGGAAGTTGCTCGGCCAGCAATTGGACGGAGATAAGCGTTCCGTATTCCCATACGCTGGCGCTGCCGGTCTCATGGGCGTAAACGCTGCAGGAACCGCAAACATCACACAGCTCAACACGTTCAACCCATTCGGTTTGAACCTTGTTGCCGATCGCAACTTTGCAACCAACACAATGGTTGTTGCAAAAGCATCAGCAATTGAGTTCTACGAGCAGGTACGTGGCTTAATGTCAGTAGAAGCACCATCCACACTCGGACGCGTGTTCTCCTACTACGGATACGTTGCAACGTTCATCGCAGACAGCGATCTCGTCAAGTCCATCATCGTCAGTCCATAATCGGAAGGTAGGCCCTAGTAATGGCCACCTATTCGGTCACTAACAAGTACCTAATTGACAACTACGCCGTACTGCAACTCCTGACCCCCAGCGAGATTGCAGTCGGCCAGTCAATTACGGTCGCAAGCGTTGACGCAACATTCAACGGCACCTACACGGTGCGCGCATTGCCACAGTATTTGTACATTGGCGTTGACAGCCAGGGCGACCTGCTGTACGACTACCAGTTGCCGATCGCAGATCAAGTGCTTTACGCCAAGACCGCTAACGATGTTGATCGCACCGCCGCGTCTGGCACCGTTTCGTATGACCCTGTGTGCACCTGGGTGACGGCCGCGCAGGTCATGTCATTTTTGGGCATAACCATCAGCAACCCATCGGACGACTACACGTTGCTTACGCAATCGGTGTCGGCTGGCAACCAGTTTGCATATCGCAGGCGTCAGGAATCGGGCTATATCGACTCCCTAACGACTTCACCAGGCGGTGACGCAACATTGGGCACTTTGATGTATTGCGCCGCTCTGTGGCGCTCTAGGGGCTCAATAGAGGCAACGTACGCCACGTTTGACGGCATGGGTTCGGCACCACAGCAAAGCCTGACCCCGATCGTCAAGCAGCTGCTTGGTATCCCTCGTCCAGCGGTTGCCTGATGTCGTACACCGATCTGTTTAACGAAGCGATTGATGACGTCACAGCAACGCTTACCGCGGTGACTGGACTTCGTGTAATAAATGATGCAACCAAACTCGTCGCCAACTCGGTGTATTTGGATGCGCCAAACTTTACGACTTTTGCAGGTAACGGCAATGTGGTGCGCCTCGAGTTTCCTGTCAAAGTGATTGGCTCGGGCCCAGCAGGTCTGCCGGTACTGCGTCAGATTCTTAGCATTGTTGCAACCGTGCTTGGCTCAAAGATCATCGTGATGGGTGGGCGTCCGTCAAGCCTTGAGATCGGTGGCGCGTTGTACCCGTGCTATGACCTTGATTGCGCTATCCAAGCCCAGACCGCAT